ACCAACCGGTGGCACAAAACCACCTGTTTCTCTAAAGTCCATTTCTGTAACGCCTTGTGGGTTAGTTCTTAATGGCACGTCCATAATACCACCCATAGCTTGACCAGGTCTCCTTACAACATCTGCTGGGCCAGTTGGTGCACCTGTAACTGTTGGTCGTCTAGCTTGAGCGTATTCTGTTCTCTTAGCTTCTCTTCTTCGTTCAAAAGCTTCTCGATCTTTTTTAAAATCTTCTAATTGTTGTTTTTGAGATTCAAAAGCTAATTTAGCTAACGCCGCTGACACGGCTGAACCACCAAATAATTTTATTGCTCGTTCTTGTTCTGCAGTTATGTTTGCAGTTCCATAACTATTTTTTAAATAATCATAAGCTTCATCTGCTTTTCGTTCTTCTTCTTTTTCTCTTGCTTTGTTTTGTAAAATATTAGTTCCTATTCTCATTCCAGCTTCAAGTATTCTAGGATCTATACCGTCAAGTATTCCTCCGCCTCCACTTTGCCCTGTAGGTAGTGGACCTTCCATAGGTGCAAAACTAAAACCACTTAAAGACGGGCCGCTTGTTGGAGTAGTTCCAAACATACCACCACTAGGAGTAAATCCACCTATTTGAAATCCACCAAAATCACTTCCACCAATTCCTGCACCTCTTCCTGCTGTATATGCTTGAGCAAAAGGTTGATGAGGTCCAGGTATAAAAGATGCAACTTGTGCAATCTTATCTAAGTTTTCTTTATCTAAAACATCTCCAACTGCATCAGCTGCTTTCTTAAAAGGTTTTGTAATTGATTTAACAAAATCTCCAAAACCATACGCTTGTCTGGTATCCATAAGACCACCCATGGCTTGACCGGGTCTATCTAAATTATAACCCTCTTGCATAAATTCTACGTCTTCTAAAGTTTCTTTAATTAACGCCATTTCAGCAGGTGATATTTTACCTTCCATAATATCTTCTAAAGAAGGTAGACCTCCCTCTGGCATTGTTCCATCTTGGTATAGTTGTCTTTTCATTTGTCCTCTTGCAATAGTCATATTGGGTATTGTATACAATTAGGCAGGCGTTTCAATCCTGAATGTTCCAATCTACTTCGTTTTTCCAAATAAATCAAGACTAGGCATGATGACAGTTACGTCTCTTCGAATATCCTCTTCTGGCACACCTTTAGACTTCCAAGCCTCTTCGTTTTCATAAACTTCTCCGGTCTTTTTATTGGTAATTTTTTCTATGATTTTCTTTGGTTTTATTGTCTGCATTATGTAGTTACCTCTCTTGGCTGTATTTGTAGTATAGAAGCAATGACATGTAGTTCATTGGCATCGCTTGCTTGCACCTTTAACACTTCGCTTTCTTCTACCACCAAAGGGTGGGTTAGAAGTTCGATAGTTGTATTTGATGCTACTGCTTTGGTTTTGAATAAAGTAAATACTGTGCCACTTGCATTGGTTAATGTTACATCAAGATTACAGCTAGATCCTGAGTCATTAGCTACAAGTATTGATTTAACCAAAGATACGTTTGCAGACGGCGTTGTATATAACGTCGTGTTATCTGTTGTGCTTAAATCGACTTTTGCATTTACGAAACTATTAGACATTAATTTAAAAAGAAGTTTTGTGCTTCTACTTCATCCTTTAATTCTTGTTGAAACGTTGTGTTAAGTTTTTGTATCACCGCATCAAGATCTCTAACTTGTGAGTCAGCAACATCTTGTCGGTACTCTCTTCCGGGTCTTGTTAATACTTGTACAATTTTTGCCATTATCTTCTTCCGTCAGGTTGTATGTCAAGTCTAAAAGTTCCTAATTTCCAGTTTTGACCTGTGCTTGTGTTTTCTATTTTTAAGGATACCGCTCTTGCTCTTGCACGAGTATCTACCTTTGAGGTGCTTGATGTAATTGTAAACGGACCTAAAGGGGAACTGGCTTGTGAGTTGTTAGAATAGTTTCTTAAATTTAATGTAATTTGTGTATTGCCTGTCTGTGAAATAAAGTCAGGGACAAACCTTCTAATCTTCATAATAACTTCTCCATCACCACCTAAACTCTCACCATTAATATCATAGTCTCCTGATTGTATGTTTGCAGCTATAGCAGATGTTGAACTTACTGTCACGTCATCTGTTCCTGTTTCGTGTTCGTAATAAACAGTTGAACCATCTGTGTTACCTACCACGTCAAAAGATGCATCATCAGAAATATTATATTCAGTTGCATGAGGTAAACCAAATACGGACGAATCCACCCAAGTTGTTCTTGCAAGAGTCCCTGTGGTCCACACAGGTCTTTGTGGACTGGAATCCAAATAATTATAAGTTACCATTCGATCTACAACTGTAGAACCTGATGTGCAGTAGAACCAAGTAATCTCTCCAAATAAATTATTAAGTCCAACATTAATAAGTTGTGTTGCAGTTGTATTTAAATTCTCATAAACAAAATCTTCGACTAAACATTGCATCGTTTCTAAATTACCAGCGTATTTAAAGAATCCATTTTCCGACATCCAATAAGCAGCACCGTCAACTTCAAGCGCAGCGTTCTGACCAATTAAACCACAGTTAGTTCCTACTTGTTCAAAACCAAATGTAAACGGTGGTCCGATAAAACGCATCGTAAATAATGCAGTGTCTGTCCAAACATAGATTGCATTTCGACCTCTAACTGCTCCTACGATTCTAGATCCATCAGCTAGTCTTTGTGTACCTGCCGTATTGGTGGCAGTAGGCGTATAAGTATTAATATCTTCTTGAGATGAGAACCTGATAAACATTTGATCTTGAGTTGTTTGATCACCAATCGTTGTTTCTGTTCCGAAAAACACTAAGTGTCTATCTGGTGTTGATACTACCATGTCACGTGAAGCTGTTGGCGCTCCTGATATAATCGTTGCTCTAGTTGCCGTTGCGTTTGATGCATCTGCATCCCATTCAAAAACTTGTGCGTTATGTATTAAAGCAATAATCTTGTTACCAAAATTATCAATAGACCATAAACCAGGATCAATAACAAAGTCACCTGAAGCAGCTTCTCCCCATGCAATATAATCTGAACTGTTTGTAACAGTGGCACCATCTGAGTGTGCAGATCTCGTAGAGTTTCTTACCGCTCTAGTGATACCCGTTAAAGTGTTTCCACTAACGCCAGTGTAAGATATTTCTTCATTTCCAACTTGAATAAAATTTGTTCCAGACGTTGGAAAGTTTGCCGTGCTTGTTAAAGTAATTGAAGTTCCTGATCCACCGGTTCCAGCAGTATCATCTAACAAAGCTCCGTTTAAAGTTGTAGTTTGAGCATTAGCAACTTCTCCACCCCAAGATCCTAAACCCCAACCAAATCCTGGTAACTGTTCAGCAGGTCCCACAGGATAATAAAGTTGAGATCTAATTCCACCTGATGTAGTTGCACCTGAACCTGTCTCTGCTGATGGCATAGTAATAGTTAAAGTTTTATTTGTTGGTGTGGATGTCACCATAAATTTTTTATCATCAAAATCTGAGGCAGTAAAATTAGATCCTGTAATTGCTGTAAAATTATCTAACAGAATAATATCATTAGGAGATGCACCATGTGCTGTAGCGTAAGTAAGAGTTACGCTTGTTGATCCGTTCGTTGTTGTGAAAGCATTTGTTAAAGTTGCGGTTGTCTTAATTGGATGAATATCATAAAATATGCCTCCTGAAAAAGCATATAAAATTCTGTTTGTTCCTATAATTGAAAATTTAATTCCGTTACTGTTTACGATGTGATGTACTTTACGTGCCACTCCTGTCATCTTATCGTTACCTAACTGTTGCCAGCCGCCTATCTTTTCAGGTGTGCCATAACGAAAACGAACATTGTCTCCATCAACCCATTGACCCTCTGCTCCAGTTGAAGTGACCTGTTTATTAAACCCGGGTAAAAACTGTATCTTTTGTAGCATGGTTGCATTATAATTAGTTTTTGATACTATACAACGTTAGAAATCATGAATAAAGAGTTATTGTTGTTCTCAGGAGGTGTTGATAGCTGCGTGCTACTCAAGCATTTTCTTAAGGAGACCAATAAAGAAATCCTTTGTTTATACGTGCATTGTGCTCAGACAACTTATAAGCATCTAACCACGGACATGGAATATCAAGCTGCAAAAACGACTATAGATTATTTTAAAAAAAACTACAGGGCCTTTGATTTTTTAGAGGCTAAGATTGAAATGCATATACCTGTTCAGGCCAAGGTATGGTTTCGAGACCCAGGCTGGCTTATCTTTCTTGCTGGTATTCATGCTAAAGCTTTTAGAATAAAAAAAATATGGCATGGAACATACAGCTATATTGTAAGAGATTTTGCAGACATGGGATACGACTCAGTTAACGGTCCACCTAGTTTTTGGTACAATGGATACTTGTATCAGTATTTAAATTTTGCAACACATTATGATGCTGATCAAAGAGACATGGAGATCTGTTGTCCAAAGACTCATTTTCAAGGTAAAGGTATAGATCGTTTTTTAACTAAAAGAGAAGCTTTTGAATACTTAGATCCTGAACTTAGAAAAATGGTAAGATCTTGCTATGAATCAGAAAAGTTTTGTGGTAGATGTAAGAAATGCCAGCACTGGATGAAAGTGGGTATCATAAATAAAAAAGGAGAATTACTAATATGAAAATAATTGACAATTGGTTAGAACCACATTTGGCAGAATTTTTATCAACATATTTGTTGTCAGATATTGTGTACACAACAGGTGCATCATCAAGATGCAAAGAAGACCAGACAAGTTTTTTACATGGTCAAGTTCCATTAGATAGTTTGATGAGATACATGATTTTTAAACTTAATCACATAAAACCTGTTTCTGTTTTAAGGATCTATACAAACTTACATTATAACAACATGGGAGGTGACTTTCATGAAGATGACGGAGATACAACATTTATTTATATGCCATCTAAAGGTCTTAAAGATGATGAAGGACATTTTGAAATAAAAGATGAGCCTTTAGTTGAATATAAATTTAACAGACTTATTATGTTTGATGCAAAGAGACCACATAGAGGGCATCGTCCAAAACAAAATATACCAAGAGTAACGCTTGCGTTTAAAACTAATTCCTTAATTAAATGAACAAAGCTTTTTATTTAGAGCTAACTAAAAAATTACAAAAAATTAATATTAGTTTAACTGAAGAACAGGTGTTAGATTTTTTAAAAATAAAACATCGATGGCCTTTTAGTTATCCTGGAGGTCAACCTAGTGTTGAGATAATTACAAATAATGGTGATATGAGACGTATACCTTTTTTTAGCGTCTCTGGATATTTAGATTATGATAAGTGGAAACACTTTTATGATTTGGGATACACAACTGTTGTATCAAATATTTTAGATCTTACAGAAGAGCTAAGAAATTTATCTTCTTTTATACAAAACGAATTAGGAAATGAAATTAATGGTAATTTTTATTTTAGTAAACCAGGTCAAAAAGCAAGTTTTGACACACACGCACATGCTTATCATGTCATTGTTAAACAGATTTATGGTCAATCAGACTGGGTTTGTGGAGAAAAAAATTTAATACTTAAACCACAAGAAACTTTATGGATTCCAAAAAGAACACCTCATTCAGTCATATCTAAGACAGAAGCTAAACTTTCTCTGACCTTGAATTGTGAGTAGAACATGATATTAAATAAATATACAAGGAGAAATGAATGTTTGAATTAATTAATAATAAAAAGAAATTAGCAACTAAAGGACGATGCACAAGTTTTAATGTTTCCTATTTAAAAACAGAAACTATCTTTTACGGTGTCTATACAAAACAACACATCTTACACAACTTAAGATTAAAGATACAACAAGGAATTAGTGAAAAGAATAGTTACCGAACCTATGTTCGAGCAGGTATGACAGATTGGAATTACCTAATGGATGATCCTTTTTTCTTAGAATTCTGGAATGATGTAATTGATGATAATGCCTATGGTTTACAGCCAGGAGGAGCTAGAACAGATTTTAAATTATTAGAAGCTTGGGGTAATGTCATGAAAGAAAGTGATGAGATTAAACCTCACGGTCATGAAAGTTATCATGGAATATTATATTTAACAGATGGGCCACCCTTAATTTTCACTGAGGCTAACATTTGTTTTTTTCCTCAAGCAGGAAAATATATTATCTCTCCACCAAACATGATGCACATGGTTGAAAAACATAAATCAGAACTAGAACGAATAAGTCTTGTTTTTAATTTTAGAGTCCATGATGATTTTAAAATTGTAAATGAGGATGCAGCTCATGAGGGAGAGAAAGCTAATTATATTCCTGGAGCTGATGATTAAATAAATAATTTATCTTCTTGATACTGACATTTAATCCAAGATGTAGCAATATATTTTACATCTTTAAGTGGTGGATTACCTCGATGAACATAAGGAAACCCTGCAGGCCAAATAGCAAATCTTCCTTTTTTTGGTTTCACACGAAGTTTTTGATATAAGAATTCTGTTTCACCGCCCTCTTCAATATCATTTAGATAAAGTGTCCAAGCTAAAAATCTATTCGCAGTTCCGATAGTCGATCCTTTTTCGAAGTGCCACAAATGATATCCTTCACCTGGTAGTGTTTTTTGAATTTTAACGATATCATAAAAAACTTCACCATCTAACATAGTGTTAAGACCGTATTCTTTTATATACATTCTTACTAAAGTATTTAAATTCATTAGAAGATTTTTACAAACGTATGTATGTTCATCTTCTAAAGATTTTGAAGTTAAACTTATAGCTTCATCTTTTTTCTGCACATCATTAGTGCCTTCAGATATAGCTCTAGTTACAGTTTTTTGATCTTTACTTTTTGTTTCAAAAAACTCTTTTAATTCATCACAGTGTTTATCTAACATGTAACCATCAGCTGTCCAAATGTGATCTTGTCTACTTATTTTCACGGAGCTCCTTTGGGTCATTAGCATATTCTTTGTTCTCACCATTTACATCTACATAGTGTAAAAAGACTTGTGCGTTATGATCACCTTTAAAAGGTTTTCTACCATGTAAAACATCGCATCCTAAATAAGCAACTGCATCTCCTTCTTCCATAGATAACCAATTGTTATTCATATGAATGGGCCACTGTTCTGATTGACTTATGCATGCTGTTACACTTACTTCACAAGATGCTCTATCCATATGGTCTTTTAAGATTGATCCAAAAAAATAATAACGCCAGTATGTGTACGCACAATCTAAACTTAATTGTGTATATTTTTGCACTACAGATTTTTTTCTTTGTAAGAATACCTGCATCAAAGGATCTTTATAATAAGAAGGCGCTAATGGACTTTGTCCATCATTACATTTTGACACTAGTTGATCGTCGTTTAATTTTTCAAAGGTATAAGATTTTAAAATATCTAATTCTTCTTTATCAAAGAACTTAGGAATAAAAATATAACCAGGACCTTCTTTTATGCTAGCCATGTGATTACGCTATACCTTGTTCCTTTCGTAATGGGTGTTACAGAATGAGGATACATAAAATTAGAGGGAAAATAAATAAGAGTCCCTTTTTCTTGTTTCACCGTTTGTAAAACTTCTTTACCGTTTGGATGATAAAATTCAAAATCACCGCCCTCATATCCTTCGTTTAAATTTAAAATAACACTAACTTCTCTTGGATGTCTGTGAAAAGCATCGGTATGAACATTATATTTACCGCCTACTTCATATTTTAAAATTTGCATTTCATGTACTTTTTGTGGTCTGCAATATGGAAACTTTGCTTTGTGCACATAAAAATATTTTGATATTTCAGCTTCTACAAGTTTAGTTAAGATTGTCTGTGTAATTCCAGCTGACGGGAATATTTCTTGAAGTAAAACATTTCTAACATCTAAGTTTGTGCCACTAAATGTTGAACCTTGTACACCTTTAGTATGGTCAATATACTCTATTAACCTTGTATACAACTCATCATTAGGTGCGCTTTTTACGACCGTGACTCCGTTTATAACATCCATAAAATTTTAAAACGAAGATTAGATAGGCGTAGAAGTATAAGTTCCTGGTCTTGCCCCTAATCTCGCTACTTTCTGTTCTTCTGTTTCACCAGACACCGTATCATTATCCCAATCCGCTTGTCTGGCTGCTGTATAAGCAACATCAAATTTATCTACAAACTGTTGAAAAGAACCTAGTGCTGCAGCATCATATGCAACATTACCAGTTTCTGTTTCTACTTGATCTGTGTCAGAAGCATCACCTGTATATTGGATAGCTCTGATTCCATTAAATTTTGATTGACTCCAAAAATCATTATCATCTACGACAACGCCTGGTGCATTTGAAATGTCAAAACCATCTGATCTTTTTACAATTCTTCTGTCTCCAAATGTAACAGTCCAAGTTCCGTGTTTCATAATAAATCTCCTTACGTTTTAATAATATATATCAAAGTTAAAGTTTGCTGTAAAGTGCTGATCGCATCTCCCGTAAAACTCGCAGAAGATAAAGCGTGTGTATGTGCTCCTCCTCCACCTGCAGCTCCTGTGGTACCGCCTCCGCCAGCTTGACCACCACTTCCAGTGCTCATTGAATTGTTTTTAGGGTGACTATGAGCCGCCATAGTTGGTACATCAATTGTAGTGTTTGCAATGTTTCCTGCAACATTTCCAGTTACTGATACAGTTGCACTCCCTGATTCTGTTCCAAGGTTTGTATTCGGGCTTTTTGCCTGACAACATCTTTCTTGTAAATCTGGTAAAGTAAAAGTTGATGAACCATCTCCTGATCCGTAAGTTGTACCAATAATTGCAAATAGTGCAGAATAAGTTGATCTGGAGACATTTGCACCATTACATTCTAAAAAACCTGATGGCACTGAAGTCGAAGACCAAGGTACAATTAAACCAGTGTTAACACCTTCAACACCAGAAAGGTTTGCTCCTGAAAAATCATATCTTGTTGCTTCATAATTTGCCATAAATTACCCTTACGTTTTAATTATATACTTTGTTATATTTATTGGTTGAACCACACTAGCAGCATCTCCTGTAAAGGTACAACTTAAATTATGAGAGTGAGCACCATCCCCACCAACAGATGAACTAGAGCCACCACCCATGCCGCCTCCGCCGCCACCTGTTCCCATTTCCATACTTCCTGTTGTTCCTCCTCTACCTACGCCAGGGTGACTATGAGAAGCCAAAGTTGGTACGGTGATAGTTGTATTTGCTAAACTTCCACCAATGTTTCCAGAAGTTGCAACGGTGTTGTTATTTACCGCTGTTCCTAAATTTGTACTTGGTGATAAACCTTTTACAATTTTATCTGCTAAATTTGGTAAACCAAAAGTGGACGAGCCATCTCCCGATCCATAAGTTGTCCCTATAACAGCAAACAAAGCTGAATAGGTTGATCTTGATACATTTGACCCATCACACTCTAAAAATCCACTTGGAACTGATGATGCGCACCAAGGTATTATTAAACCTGTGTTTACACCTTGAATACCTGTTAAGTCACTTCCATCAAAATTATATCTAGTTGCTTCGTAATTTGCCATTATGTTTTTATAATATACATCAAAACAAGACTTGCTTGTTCTGGATTTATATTACCTCCAGTAAAAGTTGCTGATGAATTATGGTTGTGGGCTCCGCCACCTCCAGCACTACCCACAGGAGATGGACCACCAGCTCCTGGGTTGTTAGGTCCCTCAGGACTATCCATTCCTCCACTACTCATTAAAACTCCACTGTGAGAGTGACTCGGTATGGTTGGAGTAGATAAACTTGTGTTACCTGCTGTGATAGAAACGTTACCTGTAACCTCTACACTTGTTCCACCTACCGCTGTAGCTAAATTTACATTTGGTGATCTGCTTTGAACAACTTTATCTTTTAAGTCAGGTAAAGTAAAAGTTGATGAACCATCACCTGATCCATACGTTGTTCCTACAACTGCAAATAAAGCAGAGTAAGTGCTTCTTGAAACATTAGAACCATCGCATTCTAAAAATCCAGAAGGTGCAGATGCTGCGCCCCATGGAATAATAATACCAGTGTTTACACCTTCGACATCCGAAAGATTACTGCCATCAAAATTATATTTGGTAGCTTCATAGTTGGCCATCTATTATTTCTCCTTATAGGTCCAACCTGTGGTAGCGTCTCCTGAAAACACTAACGTCAAACCAGCACCTTGTGTATTTACAACAAGGTCTGCTGCTGAGTTAGCAATGTTAGAACTATTTCTTCCAATAGTTAGTGCGTTTGTATTAAAATCATATCCTTGATCTATAAATGATACTTCGTCTCCTGTAGCTGGAGATGCTGGAAGAGTTATTGTGACTGCACCACCATTTGTGTTAACTAAAAGCTGCGCACCAGCTTGAACTGTTTCTGCTGCGGTAACTACTCTCCATTTTCTATATTCATTTGCTTTTACAACATTAGTTCCATCAGAATATAGAACATAACAATTTCCTTCACATAATAAAACACCACTTCCAGATGAAGTTTTAAAAGTTAATGTGTAACCTGCATGATCAGTGCCATCTACTACGTTGTAAACTTTTTCAATACTGTCTGGGATCGTTACTGTTCTATTTGCAGCGAGTGTGCCTGTAAGTTTTAAAGTTGCATTTCTTGCGTTTGAAATTGTAGCATCTGTCATTGCAAGAGCTACATCTGAAGATGCAACGTCTATTGCTTGATAACCCGCTACCGCTTGTTGAACTAAATTTAAGTTTGTATTAGTTTTTGTACCCCAAGTACCGGCGTTTTCACCGGTTGCCATTAATTCTAATTTTAAATCACTTGAAAATGTAGATGCCATTTTTTCTCCTTATGCCACGTCACTATAAGACGTATTTGAACCTGTGTCAACAGCTTGATAAGCTTGTATTCCAAATCCTGTAGATGTGCCAAATGCAGCTACAGAAGCTGTTGATTCTAATCCTGTTACACCTATTACATCAGCAGGAGCTAAAGATCCAACAGAAAATGTTGCAGATACACCTGTTAGTCCCATTACATCGGCAGGTGCTAAAGATCCAACCGAAGATGTCATTGCTTGTCCTGATAACACTAAAATAGGATTTGAAGTTTGAGTAATATCACCTAAACTTATTGTAGCTGAAACTCCTGTTATACCTATAACATCAGCAGGTGTTAATGCTCCAACAGAAGATGTTGCTGCTTGTCCTGTTACACCCATAATGTCTGCAGGGGCCAAAGCTCCAACAGAAGATGTTGCTGCTTGTCCTGTTGGAACAACAGTTACATTTCCAACAGTTGTAATATCTCCAAGAGAAGTGGTTGCACTTAATCCAGTTACACCCATTACATCAGCAGGTGTTAATGCTCCCACTGAAGATGTTGCAGCTTGTCCTGTTAATTCTGCAACAGCATCATTTGCTGCTCCCCATGCTTCTTCACCCCAACCATCACGACCCCAACCTACTTCGTTATAAACTTCCTCTAACGCTCCAACAGAAGATGTGAGTCCAAAACCTGTTGGTGCAATAGTAACTAAATCAAAAGCAGTTACAGTTCCTAAAGATGAAGTTAAACTGAGTCCTGTAACAGGAACTTCTAAAAGTGCCTCTCCGACTACAGTTCCTAAAGATGAAGTTGCAGATACACCACCTAATTCAACAGCATATTCTACACCCCAACCAGAGTTACCATAAGCTTGTCTTCCCCAACCAGCTTGGTTGAATCCATCTGCTGTTCCAAGTGAAGAAGTTAAACTTAAACCTGTGACGGCCTCAGTTATGGTGCTAGTTCCCCAGGCGTTGTCGCCCCAACTATTTGCGCCCCAGGTGGAAGCCATAAGGTGTTACCCCCTTATGCTATTCTGATGATCGCGTTCGATGCGTCTGCGGTTGGAAATTGAATCGTAAAAGTTCCGCTTGTTACAGTTTTATCTGCACCAAAATCAATCGCACAAACTGCAGGATCACCTGTAGCTGAGTCATTGAATATTAGACAGCCTCTTGCTGTAAATGAAGCTGAAGTGAAACTTGTATCTGCAAAATCACAAACTGCTGTGTCTGTTGATAGAGCTGGAGTTACACTTGTAAGCGCGTTTCCTTTTGCAGTATAACCTGATCCAGATACTTCGTTAGAAGTAGTGTACGCAGTTGTAGATTTATTTAACGTTGCAGAACTTGTGTACAAAGCTAAATTAAAAGTGTCGCCAGTTGATGCAGTAAAATTATGCACTCCTGTTAATATTTCAGTTTTGAAACTGTTACAAATTGCCGATGTAATTGCCATAAATACTCCTAACTGTTTGGCTGTTTTGATTGTAAAGGAATTCGCATAGTTCCGTCTGTGTAATCGTCTCTTCTGCGTCTTCCAATTTGCTCCACAGCAAACTTTTCAATCTCTTGTTTATACTTGTTTTCATATAGTGTCAACATATCTTGTGGACCTTTTAAGTACCCATAAGTCTCTGCCAAACAACAATATAAGAGCCCATTTGGGAAGTTTAAGCTTATATAATTAGTGGTATTGTCTGAGGCTAAAGTAGCTGGCATTTTATTGTAATGCACTCTAAATTTATATGTTGTATCTGGAACAGGAGCAAATATCATTCTTCCTGAAGTCGTATCTGAATCACCTGTGGCTCCTCCAAACATTGCGTAATATTTTGGTTTCCCTCTTGAAGAAGACTCAGTAGATGAAATATATTCTTGTAAATAAGTAATATCTTTTTTCTCTAAATAAGTATTCGCACCTGTTGTATCACTTGTGGAATCATAAACTTGAATAGCTCTAATAAACAAAGCTCCTGCAGGAGCGTTAATACTTTCTTGTCCAGTTACTAAATTACCAATTTGTTGTTTTCGATCTGCATCGATTGGAACATCACGCATGATTCGATACTGAGCATTTAAAATAATACTCTCTAAAGTATCCGTAGTTAAAACATTTGAATCTACTTCAGTGTAGTTTCTAATTTGTGTCACTAATCCGCTATAACTTAATCCTGCCATTATGGTGTTAACGTAACGGGTCCTGCTGTCACCGTCATTCCGCCTCCTTTTTCAGTTACCGTAGGAGTTGATCCTAATGTAAATGTATAATTATCTGTTCCTGTTACTGTTATACTAAATCCAGAAGAACTTTCAAACGCTGAAAAAATTACTCCTCCAGGACTACCATCTACATTTCTAAAGACTACAGTATCAGATGTTGATCTTCCGTGTGAGGGCTCTGTAACTGTAATTGTCGTTGATCCTGATGTAATATTAAATGGATTACCTGGTAATAAATTTTGTGTTGCAGGTTCTGTTCGTGCAGGTCTTACAGTTCTTAAACCTTGTGGATCAGCAGTATGTGGTTTTGGTTCTAATTGTGGATGTTTAGCTTCAAACTCCGACACATGCACAAAAGATCCATTCCATTCTCTAACCATTTCCTTGTATGGAAACTCTTGACCTGATCTGTCTGATATAAATTTTGCGTATTTTCCTGAAGCAGTGTTAGACATTTGGATAATAAGTTTTAGGGGTTATAAATGAACTTGAAGAAGAACCATCTTCTTCTAAAGCACGTTGTAATTCATCTTCGTATAATAATTTTAATTCTTGAGTTCTTTGTGGAGCGTACTTAATAGACAAATAATAAGCCAAACCAGAAGACATGCAAGGAACAAATCGGTAAGGCACATCAGTAGCGTTAGTATAATCACCCACATCTTGTATTCTTTTAACATAATAATAGTTTATAAATTTTCCTGCTTCACTGGTCCCAGGAGTTAAATATAGAGTTATGGTAACTTTATCAATGAACCTTTGAACAAAATATTGAGTAGGTTGACCCGTGTCAGTTTTATTCGATAAAGCTTGATAAGCTGATCTATTTATTTTTGTAAGCGGTGTATCTACATTTGATGAGTTTCTAAAAGAAGCTTCTAAAACATCATCTACACCATAGACGGCAGTAGCATCAGAGGTCCCATCACCTGTTGATCTAAACATAGTGTAAACTGCTTGATTAGCAACTAACGTAATTGAATTGTTTGCAACTTCCCAGTAGTGTAAACCACGATTGGCCCACTCTTGAAACATAATATTTAAAGATCGTCTGGCACTTTTTAATTGGTAACCAGATAACCCTGACATACCAATTCTTTCGTAACCTTCTTCTATAATCTCATCAATAGAAAAATTTTTATCAAATACATGTGTTCCAGAAGTTGTGTTTGCCACTTAGACCTCCTACTTATCAATCAATAAAGTAGCTGCTTCTATGTTCGTAATCGTAGAAACTTTCATCCCACCTGGAAATAAAATTCCATCTTCAGGGAAATTCATTGAAAAAACATCTCCATTAGGAACGTCAGCTTGAAACAGAGTCGTGCTATCTGTATTGTCTTGAAGAACTATAGTTCCGGCACCACCTGCATCAGATGCTAAAATGATTCCTCTTAGTCTAGTTCTACCTGCAAATACTGCACCGGTCGCTGTAACTCTTACCGATTTTATATCGCCTTTATAACTCATTTAGATCTCCTTTTAAAGGTGCTCCCGAAGGAGCACCCTAATTATTAACTATCTGCAAAAGGTGTTGCTTCAGTACCTGTACCGATCAACACAGCTTCTACTAAATAAACGTTATCTTCAAGTGCAGTAATTGTAATTGTGCTACCTTTGTCTCCACCTGTAGTTCCGCCATTCATGCTGATAACATCATTAGATGCTGCTGGTGCAAATGTACTATTAGTTCCATCTGCAACGTTAACAACAGTTGCGTGACCAACAAATTTGTCAGTTCCATCAGTTTTGATATCGCAATCTGTACAATCTGTGCCTACAAAAAATTTGTAAACTGCACCTAATTGATTGTTTGCGTTAGGATCATCAGATCCAGCTGATCCGCCTTTGCTATCTGCTTTAATTGTTGGAAGTGTGATTGCACCATCTGCATCATTTACTTTAATCACTTTACCTGCGTGAGCAGCAAAAGTTAAAGTAGTTTCCGCTGTGATGTTTACAACCGCGTCAGGTCCCGCAGTAACGAATCCTCTTAAAGATTTTACCGGTCCTGAAAATGTAGTTTGTGCCATATTATTATCCTCCTAGTTTAATCGACATGGTCTCTAGGCCGTCGACTATACGCGTCCATGCCAATTTAATAATGTATAGTAGGATTTTTATATAGCAGAAAGGTCCCCTTAGCAAGTGTTTCCACTTTTTAAAAAAGATAGATCCCTAGTTAACTAGCGTAGCTGTGATACTCTAGATCCTGTGGATTCTTCTTTGGTTGCTCTTGGTTTCTTAAAATCTGTCTAATTATTTTTTTGATTTCATCTCCCAGAGCTGACATTTCTGGTGTAACCATGCCGCCATTTTTAAGATACAATTCGTTCCATCTAGACTCGAAGTGGATCTTCCTCGCGAACAACACCATGTTGTCTTGAGCCATCATTAACCTCCTCATAGGTTATATAGAACTCGCTTTTACCATTGTAATTAAGCTTGTTCGGCTCCCATTTTATAGTGTTTTTTCCTAGAAAGTCAACTATTTCTTTATGGACTTGAGACATGACAAGCATAGAGCTTGAGGTCTCTAAAATAAATTCTGTTTGATAACTTTTTGTAAATATTTTGATTTTATATTTTGAGGTCATTTTTCCTTTCTAATTTTTAATTGGGGCCAGATTGTGTCTGGCCCCAAAAATCGTTAAAGATTATGCACCTTCAACACCGAAGATACCTCTAGGGTCTGATACGCCGAAGCTGTATCTTTCTCTAGCTTTGTATCTTACGTTACCAGTATCAAAGTCGCCTTCCATAGCAGTCTTAATAGGTGCTCTGTCAAACATCTTCATACCATTTGGCACGTCAGTGATAATGTAGAATGAATCAGTGTCAGTTAAGAAATTGTTCACTCTGTATCCTTGCGGAACCATACCCATAGATACGATTGCATTGATATCATTATCAGCTGTAGCTGTTCTACCTTGAGACTTCATTAATCTCTCCGCAGTGAATTGGTTTTCACTTGGAACGATCATTTTCACGCCTCTAGCAGCAATCTTTAAACCTCTTTCATCAGTAAGCGCAGCAATGTCAATCATTGATTGCTCTAATGAAGTTTCGTTTAAGTCAGCTTGAGTAGTTAAAGTGTTTTTGAATGTACCAGCAATTGTCGGGTGAGCCGTGCTGAATAAATTCACACCATCGCCAGATTGGAAGTTGTTTGTAGAAACACTTGGCAATCCGTTGTTTAGTGGGTTAACCGCTTTAACTTGTTTTGTTTGTGCCATTGAACGTGCTAACGCTTTTGTATATCTAGACGCGAGTCTGTCATACAAGTTATCTTCAATAGCTTCTTCAGTTATCGAGAATGCAAGAGCGATTGTCTCGTGAGTGTATCTTGCAGTGAAAGTCTCTTGAGCATTGTCAAAAGCTACACCAGATCCCTCAGCTTTAACTTGCGCTGATGCAAATCCTGATAACATAACTTCTTCTTCAAACGCTCTGTCTGAAGTTTCAGTTACGTATATTTCAGCATGTTGATTTTCATACTGTTTATACTCCAGGCCGAATAGGGCATTCAAACCTGGCTCTAGTTCTTTGACTAGTTGTCCTCTAGAAATGGCCATAGTTGTATCCTCCTATTATACGCCGTTTACGTTCATGTCTAACAGATGCTCGTTAATTCTAACGATCCAGTTGACATTCGCAGAACCTACATCACTGTTATCTGGATCTTTTGAAAGACCAAGAATCTGCAATGTTGCAGAAGATCCGTTAGCTAAAGTTGAGTCGTTTAACTCTACTTGAGATACGTAATCTGGTGATGAACCTGCAGCATACACGATATCAGCCACATTGAAGATATCAGTTGTTGCAGAAGCTCCACTATTATTTGTTTGTATTTCAAACCTCTCATACGGATCATCCGTAATGAAACCTTTGATATCAGTAGCCGCATTAGATGCGTCTAGGTGATTAGCAAAGGTTGGCTTGCTTGTTGATGCGTCGGTAAAAAAGACACCTGTAAGCACACCGAGTAATGAATCGCCAGCGGCAGCTACTCCAATTGTTCCAGTATTTAACATTTTAACTGGATCTTGAAAATAGATCGCTGTTGCAGAAGCTGCAATATCATATTCGGATAAACCTTGGTTGTCTCTATTCTGACCGACTTTTCCAATTGGTCTCATACCAAAAGGTGCGTCTTTGTTTGCCATATAGTTTACTCCTTTTTAAAGTTTATCCGGGGAATCGCTAAAAAATTAATTTTTCTTTGATCCACCGAAGGTTACACGAGTTTGCCTATCAATATTGATTGGCATACTTGAATGCTGTTCCTTCATAAGGTCGTTATCTAAGGCTTCGACTTGCTCCTGCGATTGTTTTGCGTAGTAAGCTTGTCTTTGCTTTGCGACCTCTTCCGGTACCCTTGTCAGCACAAGGCCACCTACTCCGATCACTCCTGCGTATTTACCATCTTCGA